AGTAGATGATATTCTGTTACTAGTTGAATTATTTTCTATATATGTTTTTATTTCAGATTGTGTCATTGAAGGAAAATTTTCTAATAAGCAAGCTAAAAGTCCTGTTACTTGTGGTGATGCCATACTTGTACCTGAAATAGAACCTAGGTAATAAATATTATTTCTAGGATCGGTAACTAAAGTAACACCAAATTCAGACTGAGCTGAAAAACCATAAACTGATGAGGTTATAAATCTACCTGGAGCATAAACCTCTACTCGACTTCCATAATTACTGAATGTAGTTTTATATTCTTGCGTTACAACATCTATAGCACCTATACATAATGAAGTACCAGAAGCTGTGGGTGTTGAACCTCGCATAGGGTAAACTGTAACCCCACCAAAACCTGAATAATCAAAATAATTATTATAGTCCAAATCTGATTCAGTATTTACATTCCAATATGAATTTCCTGAAGATCCAACAAATATAACTCCATCCGCTATTGCATCTTCAATATCAGCATCTACAGCAGCATATCTTGCAGGTGTTGATCTTAATGCGTTACTATAAAATACAGGAATTCCATAGGTTTGTAAAGTTGCTTTTTTTTGTTCATCTGTTCCAGAAATACTAATTACTGAACCTCTATAATTAAGTTGTGAAATATTACTTAAATAAAGATCTACATAGTTATAACCCCAACTATTATTTACAATAGTAGGATTTCTTCTTCCTGTAGTATTATTAATTGGTTTACTTTTGTGAAATTCTCTTATGTAATCGTAAATGTATAATTCCCAACTACCTGCTGGACCTCCTGATGAAGAATAATTAAATTCAATATTATAAATATTAGCATCTCTAGCCCAACCTTGAGTATTTCCTGCAACAGTGCCAGCTACATGCGTTCCATGGTTACTACTCACAGCACTATAATTATAAGGTAATGTTGTTACATATCCTAAAGCTGAACTATGTTGAAACCAATTATATGAAACAAATCTACTTCCACCTGTTCCATCAGAATTTACAGCAAACTCAGGATGATTTCCATTTATATGAGCATCAACGACAACAACATCTACATTTTTTCCTGAAGATGTGGTATAAATTGTTTGTGTAGTTTGAGTAAAAGATCCATTTGTTCCCCAATTTGCTAAAGGAGTTCTTTCTGTAACACTATATAGTCCCCAATTTTTATCATTAGAATCTATTGTGTTGCTTTTTTCAAAATTATCTGTTTGAGACCAAAAAGCAATAGGAACTAAATTTAATTCTTTAGGTAATTTTTCTACCGCTAAAACTCTAGGATCGTTTTTTAAAATATTTGCTTCTTCGTCTGTTAAATAATAATGTGTGTTTCTACTTATTTCTCTTATATTAGCAATATCAACTTTACGATTAGGAATATGTAAAGTACCTTCATTACTTTCCATATCTTCATAAAAAGAATCAATGTCTTGTCTATTACGTAAAGTAACTACATACTCTTTTGTTTCAGACATTTTAAATTTCTAATTGTAAAATTGTTAAAGTTACGGTAATAGTTGCTGTAGAACCACTTTTATTTTTTACAGAAATAGGAATATCAGTATTAATTGTACCATTGTTATTAAAGCCTATGGCAGCTGGTGATATTAAAATTGATTGATTGCCTGTTGTAATAACTTCAGCAACAACTCCTGAACCTGAAATAGGATCTGTTGTTTCACCTCTAGCACTATCATTAGAACGTGAAGTTGTATCTGTATAAATTCTTACCCAGGCAGCTGCGGAAGTTTCTATTTTAAATAAAGCATATCCTTTAAAACCTGTAATTGTTAAATTTTCAGAAGCATTATTACTTAAAGATGATGATGTAACGGCAACACTTGAACGTGATGAAGCACCTGAACCAGCTGATCCTACATAACCTGTATCACCTTTTGAACCTGTATAACCTCCTGGATCACCTTTTGAACCCGTGTAACCTATAACACCTTGTGAACCTGTGTAACCTACGCCTTGTGAACCTGTATAACCTATAGATCCTGTATAACCTAGAGAGCCTGTATAACCTTGAGAGCCTGTATAACCTCCAGGATCTCCTTTTGATCCTACATATCCTGTTGAACCTGTATAACCAGCACCAGCTGATCCTGTATATCCTACTGATCCTGTATAACCTATAGATCCTGTATAACCTAAAGAGCCTGTATAACCTTGAGAACCTGTATATCCGTTTCCTGATCCCGATCCTACAGCAGTACCATTCAAAGTAAAAGTTCCAGCAGAATCTACTTTTAATGTGTTACATCCAGCTTTAAGTATTATTTGATTACTACAACTAGCTCCATCACCTTCTGCGCCAATACCCATTATAATATTACAATGTCCTCCAGTATTACAATAACCTGCTCTATTACCTAAAAATATATTGTTACAACCAATATTGTTACAATATCCTGAACGATAACCTATAAGTACGTTATAATTTCCTGAACTTGTAAATCTACCTGTACAAGTTCCCATAAAAATGTTATAACTTGCCGTATTACCACATTGATTTGTGTAAGCACCTATGGCTATATTCTCACATCCGCCAATATTTTTATTAAAAGAACACCATCCTGCGGCCAAATTTCGGTGCATTCCATACATACATAAATTTACACCTACATAATGACCTAAAAACGTGTTAGAATTGGATTGATATATACACATTCCTGCTTCTTTTCCTATTCCTATAGTAAAATAAGAAAGATTAGTACATTTTAAAGCACATGTTCCTATTGCTACGTTTTCCGCATAACAACAATTATACATTAATGCACAAGTTCCTATGGCAACATTACCTACTCCTGAACCGTTATGATATCCTGTTTTTTGACCTAAAAAAACATTTTCTCTTCCAGCAGTAATACAAAGTCCAGCATTATATCCTAATACAACGTTACAATCACCATAACATACACATTGTCCAGCACCTTGACCCATAAAAATGTTATCACATGCTGTATTACCTACGCCTGGAAATCCAATACCAGCACTTCCACCAAAAATAA